ATGTAAATACCAATAGCTAATGAAAGTTCGTTTAGTAGCATATAGACCAAATACAACATCTGATACAGCAGACAGCACGTTTCAGTTAGATTTACAAGAAGAACCAAATATATCCTTGAACTTTCAGTTCTCAGACATTAAAGAACCAGATGCAAGGAAAGGTAGTTATTCTCAGACTTTTAAATTACCATTCACAGACAACAATCACCAATTCTTTCAAGATTGGTATAATGTAAACATAGACACGTTGGTTTATGATACTAGAACAAAATTTGATGCAACATTATATGTAGGAACTGTTCCACAGTTTGAAGGATCATTGCAATTAAAAGCAGTATACCAAAAGGCGCAATGTTACGAAGTTGTATTAATGTCAAATACTTCTGATCTTTTTAGTGTTATCGGAGAAAAGAAGTTAAGAGATTGTTTGAAAAATGATAACGGAACATACTCTGCAGAACTAAATCACCAATATAATGAAACGCAAATGGCTAATTCTTGGAATGGTAGCAGTAGTGCGTTTGTAAATGAAGCGCTTGAGTCATTAAGAGATACAGATGTAAATGTTCAAAAGGTTATGTATCCATTGTCGGTAACGCAACCAGAGTTTTATTGGGAACAAGATTCTAATCAGTATTTAGATATGACTTCAAGCGACATAGTAAACTATGGAGTTATTGATGCTTTCCCTTATATGGTTAGTTTTTTGCAATTTAGACCTGCAATACAATTAAAAACATTATTCAAACTTATCTTTGCAAGAGCAGGTTTTTCTTATACTTCTAATTTTATAGACGGAGATTATTTTGGAAAAATCTATATGACGACAGGGAATCATTTAGGAGAAAGCACACTTCCAACAACAGATACTTCTGATGACTTTTCTGGTAATATGACAGTTGGTAATATTGGTGCGTGGGGTTTGTTTAGTAGTAGTGCATTTCCTGCGCCTGGAGGTGCTGCAGAATGTGTAGAACTAGGTCCAGTTGTTATTCCTGCAGGAACAGTTTGTTTTGATGACCAGAATCAATGGAATACTGACTACGATTATTTTACAAAAAATCACCCTACACAAACACAAATTTTTGCAACGCACAGAATCTTTCACGATAATGTCGAAGCGTGTGAAGGATCTAATATGTTAATGGATGTTTGGTTAGAAGGGTGGGATGCAACAACCAATACGCCTATAACAACTGAGGTGTGGGATCAGACTATAGGAATACCAATAGTAACTTCAAACGCAAATTATGGGCATACTTTTGATATATCTGAAATGCCTATAAACTATTCTTGTAGAATACTTATAAGAGTATATAATGCAAAAAGGGTTGGTGGCGCATTTAGTGCTAGTATGACATTAGGTGCTAATGCAGGAAACACTATTTCTTGTGGTGGAACAAATTACCGTAGTAAAATATCTGTTGTTTGGGATAATTATTCACTTGGTGTTTATGATTCTATAGTTAATATGCCTATGTGCATTGATCCAGACATAACACAAAAAGACTTTTTAAAAGATATTATTCAAAGATTTAATTTAGTTGTATTATCTGATCCAGATGATTCTTCAAACTTAATTATAGAACCTTACAACGATTATCTAGCCGATAGTAGTATAAAGGATTGGACAAAAAAATTAGACCTTTCAAAAGAAGTTATTTTAAAAGACACTACATCACTACAGAAAAAAAGCGTTTTATTGACTGATTTAGAAGATGAAGATGTTGCAAATAAATCTTTTAAAGAAAAATATCCTAATATAAATGTGTATGGACACGCAGAAATAGAAGTAACTAATAATCAATTTGCTTCTGGCGAACTAACAAACAATCCTATTTTTAGTCCATATATAAACAACAAAGTTTATCAAAGCGAAGAACAATGGTTGCAGCCTTATCCTAAAAATATGGTTGTTCAATATGAATATAGTTACAATAGAAATGAAGACGGAGAAAAAATACCTGTAACAAGTGCTGAAACAAAGCCTAAATTATTTTGGTATAATGGAACTGCAACAACTGTTAGAGATGACAGCGACAACGCTATAACATACAATATGCACTACCAACCTGTTGTCGGTCAAGCCATTAATACAGTGAGTTTCAACACCTATCCTGTTTGCACTCCTTACGATATAACGCCTTCTTCAGATTCTTATACTTTAGGACCAACAAATAAAAGTTTGTATTGGTGGTCAAATCCTCCAATTACTCAATCTGATATTTTTAACTACCAAGCAAACAATGGAACTTGGGGTTCAAATACTTTATATGGACTTTACTGGAAACCATATTTAGACAATATATATAGCACAGATGCTAGAATAATGGAATGTCATTTAAATTTAAATGAAGTAGATATATTTAACTTTAAGTTTAATGATGAAATTTTTATAAAAGAAACTTATTACAGAATCTTAGATATTACAAACTATCAAGTCGGTGCAAAGGCATCAACAAAAGTAACACTATTAAAAGTTATTGATTCGCTTAATAATTGTTCTGATTGTAATTATGTTCCTGGTTACCTTAATGGATCAAATATATATAATGATATGTTCTATTTATGGTGTCCAGAAGGAACTCCTAATTGCACACCAACACTACCCACAGCATTATATACAGATGAAGAATGTTGTTACTGCATAGGTGGTGTTCCTGTTATGTTAGGAAGCGAACAAGGAAATGCGCTATATGGTTGTGAAAATGCAGGAAGTTTGCCTTTAGTTGTTCAAGATCAAATAAATCTAACAAGCATATTAGGGCAAGGAACATTAAGAAGCGTAACATCTGATACTTTAGGTGGATTAAATAAACCACTTATAAGAGGAATTGACAATAACAAATACAGTAGAAATATATTGACTTCTTTTGGTGATGATATGATGATAAAATACAAAAGCAAAAGAAAAAATGTTCCTCAATTGCAGGGTGAATCACATAGGTTTGTTTTGACAGGATATACAGAAGGAAACACAAGAAGCTATGCCTATCCAGAGGGATCAGAAAACAGCAGACCTCTAATAATACCAACGAACACAAATTGCATTATAAAAGTAAAAGGAATTGCAACAGTAATTGGTGGAACAAGTTCAACGCACCCATTAGGAACAACAGAAGGCTTTGCATATCACACAGGTTTTAAAAACACAATTGCAGGTTCTACTCAATTAGGAACAGCAGGTGGTGTAAGCGAATTTACTTTGCGTGATGGTTCTATTCCTGCAAGTTGCACACTGTATATAGATATGAATAATGGTGTTTTAAGATTTGGATTAGATGATAGCCAAACAGATACTAAAAGAATTTGGGAAATAAGTGTTGAATTAGATATTAATAGAATACCATATTTCACGCTTGGATATGATGAGAATTTAGCCTTATATCAAAACGGAGATTATATATTATTTGAAAATTTAGATTTATTAATATGGAACTAAAAAGATACATAGAAACAACAGCAGACTTAATCATTCCAAGTATTGACCATTTGCAATTGGTAGATTACAAAGACAAAGAATTAGACTTTGCTTATGGAATGCAAGAATACCACACAAGTTTTAAAAGAATGTTTAAAGAAATAATTAGAATACTATGGCGATAGAAAAAAAAGTAGAATTAAAAATAGATGCAGAAGAAGCATTAAAAAGACTAGAAGCCGTAGAAAAAGAGTTAGGGAATATAACAAAGGCATCTAAAAAAACAGCGCAAGGAACAAGCTCTTTGGCTAAAGGTTTTTCTGGAATTGGTCTTGCTTGGAAAGCAATTGGTATCGGTGCAGTTATTTCTGGATTACAGTTTTTAGCAGAAAAATTTAGTGCTAATCAGCAAATAATGGATAAAGTAAATATAGCTTCTGCAGTATTTGGTGATGTAATGACTAAAATTGGAACGGTTGTAATATCAGTAGTCAAAGGGTTAGGTCTTTTGGGGAAAGCTGTAGGTAAAGTTTTAAAAGGAGAATTTAAAGAAGCAGGAGATTTAGCAGCAGAATCTTTTAATGGCGTTAAAGAAGCTGTTGTGGGCAACAATGAAAGTTTTAGTGATTTTATTAAAAACGCAAAGGAAGGCGCAAAAGAAACTGTTGCGTATGCAAAAGCATTAACAAGTTTAAATAAAGAAGTTCAACTAGCAGAAGCAAATCAAAGACTTTTGCAGTTACAATACCAAAAAGATGCAGAGGTTCAAAGACAGATTCGTGATGATATTAGCTTAACATTTGAAGAACGAATTGCAGCAAATGAAGAATTAGGTAGGGTATTAGATGAGCAGTTTGCAAAAGAACAAGCATTAGCGCAAAAGAAAATAGATTTAGCAGCATTAGAATTATCTCGTAATAAAGACAATATAGACTTACAAGTTGCATTAATTGATGCTAAAACTGAAATGGCTGACCTTGACGAAAGAATTACAGGACAAAGATCGGAACAATTAACCAATTTAAAAGCATTAGAAAAAGAAAGATCAGATGCGTTAGCTGCGCAAACAGCATTAGAATTAAAGAACAAGGAAGAAGCAGATAAGAAAAAATTAGAAGCAGAAAAATTGTTAATAAAAAATAAAGAAATGCTTACACAAAAAGCAGTATCTGATGTGATAGCTATTTTAGGTGAAGAAAGCAAGGCAGCAAAAGCTATTCAAGTTGGAATGGCTATTCGAGATACTTACTTAGGTGCAACAAAGGCATTAGCGCAAGGTGGTATATTTGGCGCATTATCAGCAGGTGGTATTATTGCAATGGGTTTAGCTAATGTTAGAAAAATTATTTCAACAGGTGATGAAGGTGCAAGTGCAGGTGGTGGTGGTGTTTCTTCATCTGGTATAGATACTGATGCAGGACAACCTGCAGTTGTTGGTGATATGTTACCAAATATGGAAGAAATTGCAGGACCAACATTAGGCGAACCACAACCTGTTCAAGCGTATGTAGTAGAAAACGATATTTCTAATGCTCAAGCATTGCAAGAAGAATTGGATATACAAGCTACATTATAAACAAAATTAGAAACTTTATATTTATAGATAATATGGCTAAAAAGAAAAAACTTATAGAATTAATAATTGACGAAACAGCAGAACACTTTGGCGTTGATGCTATTTCTGTTGTTAAATTTCCTGCAATAGAAGAAAACTTTGTATTCTTTAATAATGACTTTTTATCACTTGCAAAAGTAGATGAAGAGCAAAAGCAGTTAATCGGTGCAGTATTAATTCCTGATAAAAAAATTCCTAGACTAAATAAAGAAACTAACGAAGAATATGATGTTTACTTTACTAAGGAAACAATAAGACAAGCACAGAAGTTATTTATGTCAAGTCTAAACAATAATAATCACACTTTAGAACATAAAGAACCCGTTCAAGGATTAACTGTCGTAGAATCTTGGATAAAAGAAAATAAAAAATATGACAAATCTAATATGTATGGTTTTAATAATATGCCCATTGGAACTTGGTTTGTTCAAGTATCTGCAGAAAACAATCCTGAAATTTGGGAAAAGATTAAGAACAAAGAAGTTCGAGGTTTTTCAATAGAAGGATATTTTACAGATAAATTAATTGAAGCATCAAAAGAAATGGATATACTTGACGAAGTTTGTGAAGATTGCCCTGACGAAGTAATGATGGGTAAAATCAAAGATATTATTTTAGCTAATGAATTAAATCCTGTTGGTAGTTTAGACGGAGAACCATTATTTAGAAATAAAGAAGAAGCAGAAATTTATGCAGAAATGTTTAAAGGTTGTTCTGGTAGTCATGCGCATACAGTTGACGGTGTTAAGTTATATATGCCTTGCGTAGATCATTCTTCTGCAACTATGAAAGAAGAATTATATACTAAAGAAGGAAAACGTAAATACAAAAAAAAATACAAGATGCTAGAATATGTTGCTTATGCTAAACGCAAAGCAATGTTAAAGTATTCTTGGGATGATTGTATGAAGGATCAGATGAAACAATACGGCAATAGGGAAACGGCTGCAAAAGTCTGTGCAGCGATCAAAAATAAGACTGTCAGACGATAAAGAAATAAACACTTTAAAACCTTTTATATTTATTAATGTTATGGGAACAATAGAAAAAATTTTAAATATCTTAAAAATGAAAAATGAACCTAAATCTTATTCTGTTAAATTTTATGCTGAAATGGTGTTAGAAGACGGCAGAGTAATTGCAACAGAAGATGACCAATTTATGATCGGTTCTAAAGTATTTGCTATTTCAGATGACGGAAACGCAGAGGCATTAGAAGCTGGATCATACACAATGCAAAACGGAAGCAAAATTACAATTGATGAAAATTCTAAAATTCTTGATCTTGGTGAAGAAAAGGAAGCAGAAGAAACAGAAGCATCAGAAGAAGAAATGTCAGAAGAAGTAGAATCTAAAGAAGAAGAATTAGCAGAAGAAGCAGATGTTGCAGATTGGAAAGGAATGGAAATAAGAATTAAAAATTTAGAAGATGCAGTTGCAGACCTAAAAGCTGACAAAGTAGAAGCATCTGCTGAATTATCAGAAGAAAAAGAAGAAGAAGTTTCCGAAGATAAAACAGAAATGAGTTCAGAAATAATTGGTGAATTAACTACACAAATTGAAGAACTTAAAAGCAAAATCGTTGAATTAAGTGGACAACCTGCAGAAGAAGGAATTTCATATTCTCCAGAAGGCATGAAAAACGCTAATACAACAATCGATTTAAGAAAACTGTCTGCTAGAGAAAGGACAGCGTATTATATTAACAATAAATAAATTTCAAAATGGCGAACAAATTAAGTAAAAAATATGACTTTGACGTAACAGTCAATCCTGCAACTACTTATGCAGGTTCACAGGCTTTGCCTTATGTAACAGCGGCGGTTAAATCAAATGACACTATCGCTAAAGGTTATGTAAGACAAATGGACGGACTAGCAGGTAGTAAAGCAGTAATTAGTAGTTTAGTAACAACTGATCCTATTGTAGCAGCAACAGGTGCTTGTAGCTTTAATGATGCAGGGACAACAACATTAGGTGAAAGAGTATTAACGTTGACAGATTTAAAAGTAAATCGTGAAGTGTGCCGTGCAACTGTTTGGCCTACATGGGTTGGCGAAAGCATGAGAAGAGAATCAGATGCAGGTTTACCAAACGCATTTTCTGACTTTTTATTAGAAGTTGTTGCTAATCAAGCATCAGCGCAAATAGAGAACGGAATGTGGGTTGCAGATGCAGGGAACATTTTCGGTGCAGGTTTATTATCTGATTCTGGAACATTTGACCAAGCAGGTTTAAATGCTTCAGCTTGTGCAGACTTTACTCAAGTAACATTGAATGCAGGCGCAGCAACAACTGCAAATAATATAGATGACGCATTAGCAACAGTTTATGCTTCTGTTACAGGATCACATCCTGGACTAGAATTTAAGCAAGGGTTTGGATTCTATATGAATAACAAAATGTTTAGTTTTTATGCACAATTTTTAGCAGGAACAGGTAATGGTCAAGGTATTAATTCATTAGGATTAACACTTAATCCAGATACTTTAAGCTATTTAGGACACCCAATTTACAGATGTCCTGGTATGCCTGACGATGCAATTGTTGCTACTTATACTGACAATTTAGTTGTAGGTTCTTCACTTGGAACTGAACTTGTTGAAGCTAAAATTATTCCAACATATATGTATGACGGATCAGACAACGTAAGAGTTGTGATGAATTTTGGCTTTGGTGTTCAGTCTGGAATTGGAACTGACGGGGTTGTTGGTTGCATATTCTAAAATACACTTTAAATGGGGAGTTGTAATATACTCCCCTTTTATTAACTTTTTAATACTATAATAATATGGCTTGTGATTTAACGAAAGGTAGAAAAGTAGATTGTAAAGACAGCATCGGTGGTCTTCGAACAATGTATATACTACCAAATTATTGTGGAAACATTGAGGCATCTGCTGAAATAACAGATTTAGAAATGACTGATGCAGATTTTGCAGATTGGGACACTTTTACACCTGCCCCAACGAACAAACAAACTTTATTGCAGTATGATTTAAGACCTAATCTTAGTTCTTTGACAGTTAACTTTAATTCTGACCCTGCAACAGGAACAACTTTTTTTAGTTCTGTTTTATCGGTAACTTTACAAAAGATAGATCACGATTCAACAAATCAGTTAAAATTGGCTGCATATAATAGAAGTCAAATCTTTGTTCGTGATGCTATGGACAACATCTTTTTGCTTGGAATGAATGCAGGTTGCAATATAACGAGTGGAACAATGGTAACAGGCGCAGCAAAAGGTGATCTTTCTGGTTATACTTTAGAGTTTACATCAGAGGAAAAATTGCCTCCGATACAAATTGTGCCGACTGCTGGTCCTTCAGCTACGGGATATCCTTGGGATAATTTATCAGATTATGCAAGTATTGACTTTGTTGAAGGAACACTTTAATCTTTACTCAATACAAAAGAAAAGAAGGGGTTTTATTACCCCTTTTTTTTATTAAAAAAAAACAAATAACTTATATTTATATTTATAATAAAATAGTATGGCTTGGAAATTAAAAAAAGAATACGAAAACAAAACACTTGACAATTTAAAAGTGCCTTTAAATCAATTGAGTCAAAAACAAATAAAGGGATTAAGGGAACATTTTAGAAATAAGTTTTTCGAACAAGATAAACCTAAACAAAAGAAAAATGAATTGGAGGGATAGATTTACCTTAAAAGACGTTTATAAAGATTTTGATAATTATACTGATGAAGTAAAAGAAATTATTTTGGCTAATTTTGAAACAGCAATGGATAAATACTATGAAGAATGATTGAAATTATACAAACAACATCAGATACTCCTGTTGGCGTAGGTTATTCTTATTGGGAAACTGTTGAAAATGACATAACAAACACAGCAATAAAACCATTAATTTGTTTTAAAAGTCAAGCGACAAAAAAAGAATTGTGTTGGTTAACTACATTTGGACCATTTTACACAGAACGATACATGCTTTTATTCTTCTATACTGTTGCTAGTAATCCAAACCCTTTAATTGGTTATTTACAAATGGGAACAACTGACTACCCTTATGGCTTCTATGATGTTACTATTTATGACAACAATATATCTGGTAATTTAAATCCTGCAAATGCAATAAAACCTGTTTGGTTTGGCGTAATGAACTTAATTCCAGAAACGACTAATCCTGCTGTTCAATATACAGATTATAGTGTTAACGATTCAGATACAGAGTCAGTATATATAACATTTTAAAATATGATACAATTAAAAGTTAAAAATGTTGGCGATTTTTCAGTAGTTAATTCATTCTATTTAGATGTTTACAACGAAATGAATGAAGGTCAAGACAGCGGAAGAAGTCTTTGCACATTTATAAGTCAGTTTACAGGAAAATCTAAAACTGTTTCATTAAACACACTTTATGGAGATTTTAACAAAAGATATGTTAAATATAGTTTGTTTACAAATAGAGATGCAGACCAAGAAAATTTATTAAACGCAATTATTCAGCTAGGAACAACAGACTTTCCACTTGGCTTTTATGATGTTATCTTATATAATAATACAGACAACACTAATATTGATCCAACAGGACTTACTGTTATATGGAAGGGTTTAATGAATTTAACAGGATTTAATTCAAATACAGAGTCCGTAACTTACAAAGAATATACTACTAATGATGCAGATACAGAAAGCATCTATTTAACTAATCCACTATGAATTTAAATTTAGTAAAATTATCACATTATAATATACCACATTTAGTAGAAAAAACTAATCAAGAATGGATCAGCTTCGGTGAAAACAATTTATATCCAAACTATCTTTTAGAATTGTTTTTAGGTAGTGCAATCAATGGCGCATTAATAAAGTCAATCGGTGCAATGATCTATGGTGAAGGAATAGCAGCAACTAATGTTGACGAATCAGAAGCAACAAAAGAATCTTATTTAAGATTAACAGAATTATTGCACAATTCAGATGATGACGTTTTAAAAGATTTAGCATTAGATTTAAAGCTATTTGGTGGGTGTTATGTTAATGTGATATGGTCAAGAGATAGAAGCAAGATAGCTAAAATGAAGCATATTCCTGCTCAATATATTCGATCTGGTAAAATGATTGACGGAGAAATAGAACATTATTATTATTCTGCTGATTGGGCAAATCATAAAAAAGCTGAATATAAACCACGTGCTTATAAAGCATTTGATACACAAGATAGAAGTCAAGCATCACAAATCTTAATGATAAGAGATAAAAACCCTGCTTTGTTTTATGGCTTTGCGCCTGACTATGTAGCAGCAACAGATTGGATTCAAATGGAATTAGAGATTGCACAATTTCATTTATCTAATATAACATCTGGAATGACACCTTCTATGCACGTTGGATTCTCTAATGGTGTTCCAACAGATGAAGAAAGAAGAACTATTGAAAGACAATTAAATCAAAAATTTGCAGGAACAGGAAACGCAGGTAAAATTCTAATCACATTTAATGACGGAAAAGAAACTGCACCTATCATTGAGCCTATCCAAATGAATGATGCACAGTCTGCTTGGGTGGAAATGTCAAAACAATCTGTTTCACAAATTTTAGCAGGACATAGAGTTACTTCACCAATTCTATTTGGTATTCGTGCAGAGGGTGGTGGATTAGGCAATAATGCAGACGAATTGCGTGATGCTTATAGCTTATTTAACAATACAGTTATAATACCATTCCAAACAACTCTTTTAAAGGGTTTAAACAAGATTTTTAAAGTTAATGATATACACCTTGATTTATACTTTAAATCGCTTAAACCTGCTGATTTTATTGATTTAGAAGTTACAAAGACACAATCAGAAGAAGATCAAGAAAAAGAAGGTGTTACAAAAGAGAATATAGATACAGATAATTTAAAGCAAGAATTTAAAGACTTGCAAGACATAGACACGAAACCAACAAAAGGAATGATTGAAGAAGCTGAAAAGGGTTTAGAATGGCGCAGAGAATATGGAAGGGGTGGAACGCAGGTTGCAGTTGCTAGAGCAACAAACATCAAGAATGGAGATAATCTTTCGTTTGATACTATTAAAAGAATGAATAGTTTTTTCGCAAGACACGAAGTAGATAAAAAAGCAGAAGGTTTTGAAATTGGTGAAGAAGGTTTTCCAAGTGCAGGTCGTATAGCTTGGGCATTATGGGGTGGTGATGCAGGGCAATCTTGGGCATCAAAAAAAGTAAAAGAAATTGAAGGCGTTCGTGAAGATATGTTTATTAACGTAGAAGATGACGATGTTTGTTTAGACTACTTTGATGAAGTTGGAATTACATTAGATGACGAAGAATGGTTTGAAGCATATTCAGAAGAATTAGATGAGCATTCAATAGATTCAAGATATCACGAGTTTGCCTATGCGCCTGCAGGAACACCAAATGTTGCTGAAAGTTCAAGTGATATTGGTATGTTTAGAATTTTATATAGATATTCTCAAACATTATCTATAAGCAAAAAAACAGGAGAAGTAACAAGCAGAAAATTCTGTGAAAAAATGGTTGCAAAATCTAAACAAGGAACATTATACAGAATGGAAGATTTAGAAAAAGCATCTAAAAAAGCAGTTAATAAAGGGTTTGGACCAAATGGAACAAATACCTATAATATTGCTCTATACAAGGGTGGTGCTAATTGTAAGCACAAATGGGTTCGCGTTTTCTATTTTAGAAGACAAGTTCCAAAAGGTAGTGTATTTGTTGATGTAGACGGCAAGGAATATCAAGGTGGCGAATTTTTGCCTAATGGAACGCTAAATAATTTTAGAGAAGTATCTCAACAATTTGCAAATAATAAAATAAAAATGCCTGATGATGCAGAAATGAGAAAAACAACTTGGAAAATGAAGAATCACGGCTTTTTAAAACCAAAAAGAGAAACAGAACGAAGCAGGTCAACGCCTGTATAAAAAATAATAAAAATATGGCTTTAGAATATACATTTACAAGTTCAACAGGCATTACATCAAGTAAAGCCTATCACAGAATTTATAAGATAATTTATAACAATAAAAAATCAACAGCTACAGCTTGCGCAGAAGTTTTTCATAATGAAGCAGCTAGAAACAGTAATAAAACACCGATTGACGTTGTAGAATTTGAATTTACAATGGCTGTTGGCGATACAGACAAAAACCCTGTTAAGCAAGCATACACAGCAATGAAAACTAAAGAATCTGTTAAAGATAGCAGGGGAAACATCAAAAGCATTAATTACAAAGATAAAAACGTTAAAGACGTATAATATGGCGATACAACATACACTTTACATTAGTTCTACAAGATTAAAAAAAGATTCTGCATTAGGTGGTTCTGTTTCAGATGACCTTATTATGCCTTATATTTTATTGGCTCAAGATATGCACATACTTCCAATTTTAGGAACTGACTTAGATGCTAAACTAAAAGCTGATATTCAAGCAGGAACACTTGCAAACCAATATAAAACACTTTTAGAAACTTACATACAACCTGCATTGGTTCAATTTGCATTTACACAATTAATGCCTTATTTAAGGCTTAGATTTGTTAATAATGCAGTTGTGGTTATGGGGGCAACAGATCAATCTTCTAGTGCAACTTATGACGATCTAAAACCTGTTATGGACACAGCAACAGATGCAGCAGAATTTTATCGTCAAAGGGCAATTGACTATTTAAGAAATAATTCAAGTTCTTTTCCAGAATACACAAGCAATAGTGGATCAGACCTTAACCCAACAACAAA